ATGCAACCAGCGATGCAATCAGGAATACAACCTGGAATGCAACAAGGAGGAATGCTACAAGGAATGCAAAATACAATACAATCAGCAATGCAACCAGCAATGCAACCAGCGATGCAATCAGGAATGCAACTAGAAATGCAACTAGGAATGCTACCGGGAATGCAACAAGGATTGCAACCAGGAATGCAACCTGCAATGCAACCGGGAATGCAACAAGCGATGCAACCGGGAATGCAACAAGCAATGCAACCAGTTATATAATTATATAATATATATATTACATAATTAATTTATAAAATACTTATAGACTTATAAGATATTTTAATTTTATTTTTTTTATAAATAAAAATACTTATGAATAATTCCATATATTATTAAAATGACAATATCAAAAGATAATAAAATAGAGACAGAAGAGACGGAAGAGACGGAAGAGACGGAAGAGACGGAAGAGACAGAAGATATGGAAGAGACGGAAGAGACAGAAGATATGGAAGAGACGGAAGAGACGGAAGAGACGGAAGAGACAGAAGAGACGGAAGATAACGAAATACTTAATTATAGCAATGAAATAAAAAATAATATTAACACTGATGAAAATATTGAATATCAAAATCATGTTATTAATAATAATATTAATACATTATATAATAATAACAATTTTAATAAATTTCAAGATGAAGAGGATGATAATAAAATAAATAATATGATATATTTAATACTAAATCATAGTAATAATGCTAAAAATAATAATTATAATAACAATCCGCGAAAAAGTAATTTAAATCTAAGAAAACACCCTATAAATAAAAAAATCTATAAATTTTATAATAGATATACTATTATTGAAAAAAAATTTTTTGATATTTTGCCAGAAAATGATAAAATTATATTGGTAGACAATGAGGAAAAGGTTGATAATAGTACACTTATTACAGAAGTTCCTATTCGCTTTAAGATACTTAATTCCGATATTAATATTCGTACAAAAAAAAGCATAATAACCAAGATTGAAAATTTTAATAAAATGAATAGTAATTCGTCAGAATATTATAAACTAAGTTCTTGGTTATTAGCATTAAACAACATACCTTTTAATAAATTTTATGAAATACCAATTAAAATTACAGATGGAAATGAACAAATTTGTAGATTCTTAAATAATATTAGATTACAAATGGATGAAACAGTTTTTGGACATAAAGATGCAAAAGAGCAAATTATAAGAGTTTTAGCACAACTTATATCATTTCCTAAAGCATCAGGATATATTATTGGTATACAAGGAAGTGCTGGTGTTGGAAAAACTAAACTTATAAAAGAAGGAATTTGCAATGCTTTAAATTATCCCAATGTTTTCATATCTCTTAGTGGAACAGATGATTCCTCTTTTCTTAAAGGTCATTCTTACACTTACGAAGGTTCTTCATATGGAAAAATATGCGAATCATTAATGAAAACAGGAATAATGAATCCTTTAATATTATTTGATGAATTAGATAAAGTTTCTAATACATATAAAGGTCAAGAAATTATAAATACTCTAATACATATCACAGACCCTGTGCAAAATGACAAATTTAATGATAGATATTTTGAAGAAATTGATATTGATATTTCGCGTTCAATGATTATATTTACATATAATGATGATACTTTGATAAATCCAATTTTAAAAGATAGAATGATAGTAATAAATGTTAATGGGTATAATATGGAGGAAAAAGTAATATTGGCTAGAGATTATATAATACCTGAAATATTAAAACAATATAATTTAAATAAGGGTGATATTATATTTGCTAATGAATTAATTAAATATATTATAAATGATATTGAAAAAGAAGAAGGTGTACGCAATTTAAAAAGAGCTATAAATAATATAGTTTCTTGGATAAATATGATGATATATGTTCCTATAGATTCTATTAAAATAACATTACCATTTAATGTTACTAATATTTTCTATGATACATATTGTAAAAAAAAACCTAATATATCTTCCTGTAAATATAACACGATATATCTATAAATTAAATAATTATATTTATTAGAACATATATAATGTCTTCTTTAGATGTTAAATTAAAAGGAAACAATTTTTTATTTTTTGGATGTTGGAATAATATTAATTGTGATAATGATAAATTTATATATAGAGATATAGTATTATATTCTATTAAAAAATTAGAATCAAAAGATACAGATACATTATTTATAGCGGGTGATAACTGGTATAATTTTTTAATTAAAAATAACGAAGACTTAAAAAATATAATTGTAAATGAAGATAATAATATAACAGATGATGAGTTGTATCACTATTTAACTCCTATATTAATCTCTGGATATTATCTATTATATGATATGAAAAAAAATGTATATCTTTGTGCAGGAAATCACGATGAAGCCAAAGATAGTCAAGATGAAAAAAAATTTATATTTCCTAAAAAAGATAATTGCATGATTAAAACGCAAAAATATTATATAAATGATATAAAAAAAAATAGTAATGCTTCTGATGGTAGTTTAGATTATATTAAAGATGCTCCGTCAAATATTGGAAATAAATATCTGGAAAATCCTATATTTAAATTTATATCAGAAGTATCAACTAAAAATGATACAGAAAAATTAAATTTAAATAATATAGACAATTTACTTGCAACAATAAATGATGATAAAAAAGATAATGAAATAATATTATTTAGCGATAAGAATAATATTGAAATTAGAGAATTTGAAAACTATATTATGATTATAATTAATACCAATTACTTAGATAGTAATTATATTCTAAAAATTTCTAATATAATAAATAATTTTAAAGGTATTAATAAAAAAATTTTTGTAATGGGTCATTTTCCTTTATTTTTTATTAAAAAAAAAGACAATAATATATTACAGCAAAATAATGAATTAACACCGGAATTAATTGATGAACTATATAAAATATTAGTAATGAATAATTGTATTTATTTATGCGCAGATACTCATAATTTTAATATTATGAGAATATGTAAAAAAATAGATGACGTGTCTTATTATTTAATTCAAATAATGGCAGGAACAGGAGGAGCAGATCCGGATTTAATTACAGAAATAGTTCCAAAATTAAATTTAATTAATAAGCAAACTTCATCTAAAGGTCCTTCTAAAGGTTCTAAAGATTCTTCTTCTGAAGAAAATAATATATTATTAAAACAAAAAATAAATGATTATGAAATAGAGTATAATACAATAAATTCATATGGATATTGTAGATTTATAGTTGAAAAAGAAAAAATATGTTTAATATATTATAAAATTATAAATGCTGAAAATAATATTAAATGGATGACAATGTCTGATATATCTGAAGTTATTTTAGATAGTATAACAGCATATAAATACAATATAGTAGATAATGATGTATGTTTTTATAAAAAATTGAGCGATATAGTATATGATGTAGAATTAAATGATACTACTGATGATAAAAGTTTGTTTAAAAGTAATACTAGTATAATTAAAGATATAGTTGAAAGTTCATTAAAATATAAGGATATATATTGTAATCCTGATTATATGAATATGAATCATGTTATTAAAAATAATGAAGTCGATAAAGATAAAATAAAGATATGTTATAATAAAGCATATAAAATAAAAAAAAATAAAATAAATAAGGCAAAGTAAAATGTAATTAGTAAAATAATTAATTATATCATATTAGTATAAATATGGTATATAATTATATTTTACCAGCTTCTATAATAATTATTTCTATATTATTTATATTAATTGCTATTTATTATATAATATATTATTCATTTAATAATTCAACTAATGTTCATTATATGTCTATTCAAGAAACATCTAAATTTTTAAAAGACGATGATGACCAATATGTAAAAAATTTTTCTAAATTAGATTTATACGCTAGAAATGTTAATACTATTAATGATTATATAGAAAATATTCAATCTAAATCATCATATTTTACAGAAGATGAAATACAAAAATTAAATAATAGTACTTTAATTGCTGATAAATTATTACTTAAAATAAATTTAAATGAGGTTCATTATTTCAAATATATTAATTTTAAAGATATAGCAAATATCAAATGGATTTTTTCTAAAACAAATGTAAAAGATGATGAGAAAGAAATAAACTATGAAAATGGTTATCCGCATACTAGAAAAAACATTATATTTTTATCAAATAATGTTCTCGAAAATGATGAAGACGAATTAATTAAAATATTAATTCATGAAAAAATACACATATATCAAAGAAATAATGAAGAATTATTTAAAAGTATTATTATGAAAATGGGATATATTGAATTAACAGATGATATGATTAATAGTAATGCCGAATTATTAAATAAAATTAAATATAAAAGGTCTAATCCTGATATAAATAAAAAACTTTATAAAAAAATATCAACAAATAATATTTCTATATGTACTTATACAAGTAACACGCCTTCGGGAATAAGTGATGTTATAGGAGATTATTATAACGAACATCCATATGAAGAAATTGCATATGAATTATCAGAACATATTTATAAAAATTATAAAATTGAAAAATATAAGAACATATAAAAATAATATTTATAATAAGTATATAAATGGATGAAGTATATAAGCAAGCACCCGATGGAATGACCTACGAAGAAGTCGAAACTATTTTTAATAAAAATGACAAAAATATATTAAATACTTTAATTGAATTATGGGAAGTTAAAGAAAAAAATGTAAAAAATATATCAGAAATACAATGTAAATGGGATAATATAAGAGAATTATGTGACGAGTGTGACAATGAAATACAAAAAAATTTAGATAATGCGCGAAAAAAGTTATAAGTAATTAATTAAGCAAATTTTTAATATGATTTATTTCTATATTATACTTATCTGTCGGAGTTTCTAATATAATAATTGGAATTTTTTTTGTGTTTAAATTTAATATAAAATTATTCATATTATCTACAGATATCTTTCCATCTAATAGAACAGAATGTCTGTCTTTTAACTCTCCTTTATTAACTAAACTATTATTTAGATGAATAATATTAACATCACTACTATTTTTTTTAAATAGAATATTATATGCTTCTATTAATTCATATCCTA